CTCCTCTGCTGTTGTTAATGACATGATTCTGTATATTAAAATGTTAGACAATTATACCTTTCGTATCCGGCTACCGGATAAAAATCTCATCACGCTACCGGCCTTACGAATGACCGGGGCAGTAACCTCAATGACTATCGTTTGGGACAACGAGGTGTTATGCGACGGGATAACGTGGATCGTGGCCGTGCCGGTCTTACAGACAGTCAAGTTTCCACGTGGGTCCACGTACAACGCATCACCGGAATAAAACGCCTGTTGAAATATCACATTAGGTAATACATAAGCTGGAAAAAGACTCACGGCTATCTTCTGGGCGACGGCATTCCCTAACGTTATCCTCTTGACATATTTCAGCTCCATACGGGTAGGGGCAAGAAGCGCTTGACTCATCAACGATTGCTCGGCCGCTTTCATGGAAGCGATCTGCGCATTGCCCTCGGAAATCATCGCCTCAGCCTCGACAGCGGCAGCCAAAGCCTCATCAGATGCTCGACCGGCCAAATCAGCCTGTTTCCCAGCCTCCAACGCTTTAGCGTTAGCCAAACCCGCAGCAGAGATAGCGTTCCTCGTGGCCTCGATAGCCTTATTCGCCTCCGCAAGGGCGGTCTTGGCCGCTTCCGTTGCCTGCGTACCACGGGCGATACATTTCCACCAAGCCGTATCGGTCAAGGGGTGGTTCTTGTTTCCGTCCTTGACACAGAGGTAGCAGCTATCATCCGTGACGACGAAATCGAAGGTGTTGTACGTACTCGCCGTGGCATAAACGCCCTTATCGACGAACGCCACCTTCCCCAATACTATCTGACTCATTATAATTCCTCCTTCCTTTTTTTGGTCATACGTTCAAATACAGCTCACCGGTCTCTTGGTTGAGCTTGACAAGGTTTGGTGACACCTCGTCCTCGTAGGACATCACCAGCGTCATGTCGGCGGGGTTGATCGTGAAGGTCGGGTACAAGACGCCTCCCTTAGCGAGGATGCCCGTATCGACATACCTGTCCCCATCCAGATCCCATTTCCACCAGTTGCCGTTATCGCCAACCTTCCACGGGTGGTCGGCCAGCTCTTGCGCGCGGTCACCCTGTGTCTTGGCGAAGTTACCCTGCGTGTTGGCGTAAGAAGCTTTCTCATTCGCCAATTTCGCCGCATCATTTGCGTTTTTAGTTGCGATCTCGGTATCTTCCTTGATCTTCTCTAACCCATCGTGAGCGGCATTAGCGTTAGCCGCAGCTTTATTGGCTAAATCAGCCGCGGTATTAGCCTTACCGGTTGCGGTATTGGCGTTCCCTGTCGCGGTGATGGCGTTCGCCGTGGCCGTATTAGCCTTTGACGTGGCCGCCTCGGCGTTCAGCTTGGCGGTGTTGGCATTGGAGGCCGCCGTATTGGCCGCCTTGGTAGCGGCACGGGCGTTGGAGATCTCCGTAAGCATGTTCTCGTAAGCCGTCTGGATAGTCCCGAGGCTCACCTTCACGCTGGTTTGTATGCCGTCTATGATCTTGCAACCGATCGTGTACAGACCGGTAAGGCTGTCAGCCAGCGTGAGTTCTGATATTTTCTTTTTCTTAATCGGCATATATGTTCAAGTCTATGTAATACTCCCCGTCCTCCGTGACCACCAGTTCCCCGGCCTCGGTAGCCAGCAGGTAATCGATACCATCCATCCGGAACACCGTGAACTCCAGCGTGAGGTTGAATGTCACCACCACACGCCCCCGGAGGCTCTCAAGCTTCCAGCCGGACGTCCTCTTGTAGTAGCAGGGGTATTCCTCCACGTTGTAATCCACGTACAGCGAACGCTCGCCCGGCTGGATCAAGGCATCCAACAGAGCGTCGTAACAACTCCAGAATGTTGTCATTGAGCCGGCGATGAGACAGCATTCAAGAGTGACCTCCTTGCTATTATACACCACCTTGCCGGCATCGTAGATCCTACCATCAACGTCCAGTACCGTACGGGATAGGTTAGTCTTCACGGTCGGGGATCTCATGATCTCGTCCCGGCCCTCCGTCACCATCACGCCGTATCGATCCAAGGGTACGCCGTCAAGCTCGTACTCGGATGGAGGAACATACGCTCTACCCTCCGGGATCGCCACGGACGAGGGTCTTACGGGCCGGTCCTCGGCGAACCGGAGCGTGAAGGCCTCCAACGTGTCCCAATCCTCATACGCCGGGCTCTGGATGAGTCGCAAGCTCCACTCCCTGCCCAGCGAGGGGATACGGAAGAGGTGATACCCGGACTTCGATAGGTGCTCGACGAGAGCGCCGGCGGATCTTCCGTCCACGCTGCGGACGAACGTGATGTTGAGCTCCCGTGGTTTCAAGGTGGGCTTTTCCAAGTCCGGCTCTATGCCGTCCT